TAGGTGAAGCAGGGAGAGCTAGTCCAGCAGTCTGAGCACTGTCTACGTCGTTGTAGTCAACAGTCGTAGTGATACCAGAACCTTCTGTACCGTGGAATAAACACTCTCCATCGATGTCGTTGTTGAGAGCCTCAGCGATGTCCTGTGCGTATGCACGAGCAGCGTCGTATTTGTTTTGGATTTTGTCGATTCGGTCAACATAGAAAAGACCACCGTACCATTTGTCTACAGTGAGTTTGTCACTTGTAGAAGTAAGGTCTTGAGCCGTAAGAGCTGTACCACGAGAGATTTTCTCAGTCGATAGAGCTGTTCGGTATGGTCGGTCTACTTCCTGTCCGTCCGTCAACGTCGCTTCCTCACGGAATGATGCGATGTTTCGGAATACGTTTTCCTTGTAAAGTTTAGCTTGCATTGCCTTGCTCCAATATGTAGGAGAAAGGGCGGTGATTGAATTAGCCATAATAAATTAAATTTCTAAAGGGAATAAGTGCAGTTTCTACTTCCGCCACTTACTCTTGCCCTCTAAGCTGTCTGCGTACTTCTCAAACTCATCTGGTGACAACTTCTCTACGTCTGCTTCTGACAAGTTGCTGTAGTCTGTTAGGACTGTGCGTGACTTGCCTTGCTTTGTAGTGTCCATTGAAACTTTACGCTGACTAGGTGTCACATTAAGTGTCCTTTGTTTAGCTAAAAAGATTTCGTCTAATGGTACTTTTGCGTATTGCTCTGAAAATGCAAGGTCGTGTAGCTTCTGTTTCAGCTCTGCGTGCTGATTTTCTGGTACCTCAGCCAATAGTGGTTTTACGTTATTCAAAAACTCATTCTCAAACTGCGTTTCAAGAAAGGTTACTTGCCTATCTTGTTTTAGTACTTCAAGCTCTCGTGTGAGTTGCTCTGGTACTGCATTTGCATTTGAAACAAGTGTCTGAAAGAATTGCTCTTGGCGGTCATCTAGCTCTAAGCCAAATTGTTGTGCCATTTCCCGTACATTACGTGCGGTTTGAGCGACGTTCTCCCTGTTTGCTGGTGTAGGGTTAGCCCTCATAGCTTCGAGTTCTTGGGTAAGTTGCTCTCGCTCCTTATTCCATTTCTTCTCCGCTACCTTATGTTCCCATGTGGGCATAAGTGAAGGTTCCTTTGGTACACGGTCTACTGGTGTTTCTACCTCTGGTTCCACCTCTACGGTTTCTTCTTCGGTTTCCACTACCTCCTGTGAAGGAACTGGTGTATCAGTTTCAGTCTCCTCTTGGGTTTCCGTAACTGTCTCACCTTCCGCTTCTAAGTCTTTGAGCAATGCTAATGTTTCAGCATCTACTTCTGTATTCATAGGTTTTTTATTTTAGACGGTTAACTCGTACCGTCAGTTGTTTAGGTTACCAACCTTAACTCCAAATCCTCGAACCAAACGTATCGTCTCGTCCTCTGAAAGTGGTCCAGTCAAACGTCGTCCGTCTTTGCTGTACACATACCACTCCTTGTGGTCAAATGTAACTGACTTAAACGCATCACCAGCCCACGCATCAATACTATCTGGTGCTTGTTTTGGTGCCTTTGGTGCTACCACTTCCTCCTTTACTTCCTTTGGTGCTTCCTTTTTTACTACTTTTGCCATTGTCTTTACTATTAGTTGATAATGCTTCATTGATTGATTGCATTCCGTCTAGGATTGCGTTCATAACCTTTGCCGTTGACTGCATGACTATTGTTCCGAAGTCACGGTGTGCAGTTCCAAACCGTTCTACCGATAACGCTCGTTCCAATATGTCACCTCCAAATGCTCCAAATGTGGCTTCACCCTTATATGTAACGAATAGTTCGTCTTTCTTAGGGTCAGCTGCGATTATTAGCAAGTCAGGGTGGTCAACAACGAAGTCTCTAACTTGCTCTATTTGTATTTTATCTTTGTTCATGATTAAAGGTGCAGGTTATTGTCAATTTCTTTTTCTAAATCTTTTAAACGTGATGTATCGAAGTAACTAATAACACGTAAGTACAACCATTTCTTTTCAAGTAAAACATCACGCCAGTAAGCATTTAATGTTTTGGTATTCTCATTCAACAAACTTGCATTGATAACATCAACCTCACGAATAAGCTCTGCTATTAGTTTCTTTATAGCCTCACTCTCGGCAATACTAGATACCAGTAGGAGTTGGGATATTTCCTGCTCCCATTGCTCCAGCTTGGGCTGGTCCTCTGGTAGTTGGTATTTGTTGCGTAGTTGGGTCAATTTGTCCTGTAGCATTGTTCATTTGATTACTTTGTAAATTTTCTGGGTTAGCTCCTGCTATACCAGCGGTCTGACGCATCTTGTTTTCCTCTGCAATAGGAACGTGAGCGTCAAAGTGTTGTTGTAGTGCCATGAGTTGCTCTGGTGTAAGTTTCTCATTGTCTTGCATAAAGGTGTGAATACGCTGTAGATAACCTGTAGTAGCGTTACGTGCCTCTTTAGGCTCCTTGCCTGACATTATCCGTTCGATGTTCTTGTCAGCGATACTCAAGACCTCATCTGTAGCGTCATTCTGTGTGTCCATAGCTCGTCGTACTTCCTCTTGTGACCAGCCTCCTATAAGTAGTTCTTGTTCTACATACCACTTAGGGTTGATTGCTTGCATCGCTATAGGGTTGACTGAGATACGCTCCATAGCTTGAGCTTTCATAGCTTTCTTCTGTTCGCTCTCCACTTGGTCGTCGTGTGAAGTAATAACTTCAACATCATAGTCAGGGTCAACGTCCTCTTTGAGGATAGACTGCATCTCTGCACCGTCAGCTCCTATTGTCTTAACTGCAATACCTTCGGTCAAGTGTTCGTATAGTCCCCAGTCCCAACGATACGCTAGTCGTGCGTATGCCTCTGTGTATGAGTCGCCTATGAGTTTCATTCGCTTACTGACCTGTAGTTCGTTTATCTTTGCAATTCCGAGTGTGTCCTGTGAGCTTTCACCCTTGGTCTGGTCTGAAATACCTGTGTTGATACCTAAGAAGTCATTGAGGTACTGGTTGAGGTTTAGTGCTCCACTTATCTCAGGTGTTTGAAAGTGATAGATACCGTTCTGTATACTCTGTCCCATAGGTACCTTGGCTTGTACGATACCGTCTTGTCGCCAGTTAAGTTGTGACAGGTCAGGGAACATCGTAGTATCTACTGCTTTCATGTCCCAGTTACGTTTCCTGTTGTTATTCAATACTTCATTTAAGTTGATACGGATAGCCTCTGCTACAGGTTTTATCTGGTCAAAGAGTCCAGGAGTCCACAAAGTAAACGCATGTTCAACAGGTGTCCACACTACCCACGGTGATGTTTCAGACTTGAATACGTCCTTGAGAGGTTCACACTTGAGCCAAATACCAGACTTATAATCATATTCCAAGTACCACTCTTTGCCTTCATACTGCATTACCCAACGTGCGGTGTTGAATACCTGTGTACCAATGTAGTTGTTTGTTTCGACATCTAGTCCAAGTGAGTGCATACGCTCTATCTTGTTGCGGTGCATATCCTCGTTAAACTTGTAATCTGTAGCACTGTACGCACGTAAAAGAGTATTTACCTGTTCTGCATCATAATAGCCAGACTTACCTAGTTCTATAACCTTTTCCTTAGTTCGGTACTGGTTGTACACCCCTTTAAACACATGGTCTTCTAAGTCTGCACCTCCGTTCGGTTCACAGTGGAAGTCGTAGTGGTCAATGTTATGTAAAGTTCCCTTGTACTTCGGGTCGCTCGATGCGTAGTATTCAAATATCCCAATGTTAGCGACTGCCGCCAATCGTTTAGAAAGTCGGTCTTTCTTTGCCCAGTTCTGTTTCGTAACACCCATGTCAGACTCCCACATAGCCTGTATCTTACGGACTGACTGTAGGTTACTGCCTTTAGGGTCTTTGAACTTAATAACAGGTGTCTTGTTGTTTTGAGCTACGAGAGTCTCCACAAAGCCCGAAGCAATAACACCGTCAAAGGGTACGTTGTATCTCCCTTGCAGTGCTGGCTTCACCACACCAGCTACCATGTCTTCATTCTCACGTATCTCTTTGAGGCGTGGCTGTCTATAGGTTTCGCTTGTTTCAAGCTGGCGAACTGCAACAAGAGCTATTTTATCTTTTAATTCTACTGGCATAAGTTTTTATTATTTAAATAGTTAGTTTGGCAGGTTATGTTAAATATACTAAAACATTATCAAACAAATAGTGCAGGTTTACCCAGTGTTTGCAAAAATACCGTGAATCTTTGCACTTGCATCACAATATGCACTATAAGCTATTTCAGGTTTTGGATAATACCCAAGAAATATACGTTTTTTCTTAAAAATTTGGGCATACCAAACTTTTCTACGTTTATCGTAAGAAACACCTTTATAGCCAGAAGTGTTGTCTTTATGTTTTCCAATGTTGTATGCATTTTGTGCTTTTGTGCAAATTCTCAAGTTCTTACGTGTGTTGTTTAGTCCGTTATGGTCAATGTGGTCTATAAAATTATTTTCTGTTGGTTTTAAGACAACTCGATGCATTAGCACAACTTTACTTTTACCACTTACATCACGAGGTAACCGCCGATATGCGTAGCTAGTATTTGGACCACGTAATAAACTCCATTTAAATTTGTTTAAACTGTCATAGTTACAATCATCAACAAATGCATACCCATGTACTTTTGAATTTTTCTTGTGCCCACCTAGTTGTATTTTTTTCATTTTCTTAGTTGCAGTTCGTTAATATAATTAAGCTCTTTTGTAACTGCGTCTAAGAGGACATCATCCACGAGTTTTGCATACTTATCATTCAATTCATCAAGCTCTTTGTTGTGTGAGTGTTCCAGTGCCTCCTGTTTAAACTGTGCATCATGTCTGTGTTCTGCTATCCACTTCCCGTCTTTCTCCGTTAAAAACTTCATGTTTCGATTGTCACCATAGAACTGTTTAAGTTTCTTCTGTGCCTTGCCTAGTTCTGTTGCTTCAAACTCCTTCTTTCGTATTTCACGATTAAGTGCGACTATTCCTTTTCCCATATTGCTATTGTAAATTGTTAAACTATTAAATGTGCAGGTTATACAAAAATCATTGAGCCGTCTGGTTGCATCGTCGGCTTTGCATGTGTCGGTACAGTAGTGACAGGAAGCGTACCGTCGTATTTGCTGTCTGGTACTGGCTCACTGTATTCCTTCTTAATTTCTTGCGGTTGAACCAAGTAACTTAGTGCGTATCTACCTGCTGACATTAAGTGATTAGGACATTTAGGGTCTTCCATACCAACATTCTCACCTTCCTTGTTTAATTTCCATGCGTAGTTTTCAACCTCTTTCTTTATATTTGTTGAACGCTTTGTATACGATATTTTAAGACTTTGTACATGCTTTATTCCATGTCGAACACTGTCTGCTCCCTTAACACATGGCTGTACGTTCAAACCTTCATCACGCAACTCTTGTATAGACTTAGGCTCTGCACTATCAGCTATGATGAGCTTAGACTTCCTGCCTATAAATATCTTTGCAAGTTGTGGGTTAGTTAATTCAGTCTCATATACAATCTCATCTAAGATATACCCTCCATTGTAGTAGTACACATCTAATCCAGCACTTGGGTCAGGGTCAAACCCAAAGTCTAGCCCTTGCCCGAGTAAGGTAGCTTCATGTGGTACTGCATCAATCTCTTTCCAACCTGTGTATATCCTACCAATAACAACTTCGGGTACATACCCCTTAATCATATTCCAGTAATGGTCTGGTTTCAGTGTTCGATATTCCTCGTATCGTTTCTTAGTAGTATCATCTAGGTTCCTACCGTTGTCTTTGTAGTCAGAGCGTATGTACAACACATCAGTGTGCGTACAGTCTGGTATGTAAAATCCTTTTTGTTCACTGTCAGTAAGGTCAAACCACCTCTTAATAATCCAGTGACTCTTAGGTGGTGGGTTAAGTGTAAGGTGAACACTTATCGTCGCTTTTACAGTACGCAGTGTATCGTCTAGTTGTATAAAATCTGCCTCTGGTATTTCATCTGCCTCCTCTACCCACACGTGGTTATAGTTTGCTAGAGACTTTAACTTAGCACTCTGGTCGCCACTGCTTTTTCTAAATCCATGTGCACTGATACTGTTCTTGCCATACGATATAGTCATCTGACTTTCGTTGATTGTGAGTTTATCCAATACACCTTGTTCTTCTGCTCTATCCTTAATTTCCTTAAAGCATGAGTTACGAATATCGCCTAAAATAAAACGCATCATAGCACCTCGGAAGTACTCTGGTGCTAGTAGTTTAGATAGTATGTACTGACTTTCAACAGTAGAGCGTCCTGCTCCACGTCCTCCCATGAGAATAAAGTACCGCTTAATAAGCGTGAACATTCTCTCATACACTTTATTTACTATCTGTTGAACCTTCATCTTTAAAGTCCCTAATAACTATAGCGTTGCCTTCTAACTTTTCCCCAGCACTAGTCATGTCTAGTTTGTCTCCATACTTATTAGGCATCACTTTCGATAAATACCATTTGCGTGTATCAACTCGTAACCTATCTCTTGCAACATCTTCTCCTGTGTCTGCTATCTCGTATAACTCATCAAACATTTCATCATATCCTAAACCTCTACTTGTCTCGTAATGGTCTAAAAATGATTTTTTGTTTTCGTCAAATAGCCAGTTGACAATAGTCTGTCGTACTGGCATCTTTGGGTCTTTACAAATAGAACGGAGGCTCTCTCCGCTTGCAATTCTCTTACATATATCTACTCCTAATGGCTCAGTGTACTTTGTTGGTCGTGCCATATTATATAAAAATTACTTCCACCTTAGCCTTGTGTGTTTTTGTCTCCTCTAAATGTTCCCCACAATGTCTACATATTACCACTAAATCAGTATGTTTGCATGTCTCTCTCTTAGCTAATCGCCGTCGCTCATCATCTGCTAGATAGTCCTCATACGTTTTATGTTCCTTTCCTCTGTTCATTCTCCAACCACTGACATGTGAACTTGCTTCTATAACTTCTGGTGGGCAATACTCTATAGGTGGTACTTTACGTGTCACTCCAGTTAAGTGATGTTGAATACTCGCATGTGGCATGTTGTAGTATCTTGCGAGGTGCAAAACTCTCCAACCTTCGTATTGGTATAAATTCACTAACTCGTCAACTTGTGTGCGTGTTAAACGTGCCACATGTATATTTTGGTACAACACCCCCTATGCTGTCAAGTCCTTGAACCAATAAATTCTTTTATATCCTCTGTTGTTAAGATGTCCATATCCCCTATTCTACCTTATCCTCTCCTATTGAAAATGGAGTTTTCCCGTTTTTAGGTCTGCCTCCTTTTTTTCCATTAACACGAGATGCTTTTGCTTTCTTCTTTGATTTTATTGAGCCAAGTGCTACTGCATTTGGATTTTTAATTTTATCTTTTTTAATCATATAATTCTTTTTTATTTATATCTTCATAAAATCTGCGTACTGTTTTAAGTTACATTCATCTATACCTGTTACTTGGTCAACAGCTTTTTGTAGTCTATGAATAAATGTTAAATCTCCTTGTACTTTATTAAGTGCAATTAACCATTCTTTATCCCTCTGTGCTTGTACTTCTAATAAGTTTATTCTTACTTTACCTCGCAATATTGCTTTCGTGCTA